GCTCCTAGAAGTTATGTAATGGTGATCTGTATCAAAATCATTTACAAAGTGTTCCTTCGTTATATGTGAGGAGTATTACGCTAGCTCTTCCTAATTGATGATGGAATTACCAAGTTCTTGCGTAACTTTATCTTTTACGTGGCTTCCTTTTTCGGCCCCAACTTTCGTGTAAAGTTTTAAAACCACATTTTCCATAACTTAATGGTAGTGTAGTAGAGTTCCTTAAAATGACGCTAACGCTTTGGCTTTTTGGCCTTTCCTTCCAATAATCTACATATTCTTTACTATCATCATATGCTAAAAAGTTTTTAGCATACAATTGTTGAAAATATTCAACATAGTATTTCTTTGTATTAATTATTTGTTCCGGTCTGACCCTAAAAATGTAACAGTAGATTTCCCATCTTTTCTTCAGTGTGCAAGTAAATCCATTTGTCAAAATTAAAAAGAGCGCGTACATCTCTCTCTCAATTTTAGACGACATCTCAGGATGATGTCTAATGTAAGCATAATAAAGCGCAAGTTCTTCCAGGTTTTTGGGATTGAATATTGCTAAGTCACTCATTCTTCTGCGCAGATAAGTCATTCGACTATTACGACACTTAGAATATTCAGGACCATTTAAAATCTTTTCCCAAATATCTAACACGGGAGTGTCGACTAAACCAAACTTATTAACCACTCTCTTCAAAAAGGAAGCTGTCTTCAAACCTGTTTCATCTCTTGCTTTAAGTGCTTCTTTCACACTAAAAGTTGCACGATAGTTAAAATTTATTAACATCCATTCAACTATCTTTTTTACATTGTCTTCTGTAATTAAAGCATTACAGTGTAACACAATGTCATCACCCTGTACACAGAGACTATAGTCTCTGCTAACAGCAAGTTCTATGTGTGGACAATTTTTAACGGTTGAAGTCCAAATAATCCAATTAACAATGGAATTAATTATTGAAGTCCATGCATGTCCTGATGGCATTCCATTATTACACAGGAAAGTGTTTCCATTATGTAAAATGATACGTTTATTTACCATTGTGTCCATTATAAACTTCAAG